TGGTGGACAAGAGAGGACGCTAGAAACTATCAGTTACTTTTGTTTCCACGAGATCACGGTAAGTCAAGACTCATAGCTTACAGGGTAGCGTGGGAACTAACCAAAGACCCAACCTTACGTGTGTTGTATATATCAGCTACAGCTAACCTCGCAGAGAAACAACTTAGTTTCATAAAAGGTATCCTGACATCTGAGATATACAGACGGTACTGGCCTGAACACGTAAACCAAGAAGAAGGTAAACGATCAAGGTGGACTAACTCAGAGATTAGTTTAGATCACCCACTACGTAAAGAAGAAAATGTTCGTGATCCAAGTATATTCACAGGTGGACTTACTACATCACTAACAGGTCTACACTGTGACATAGCTGTACTAGATGATGTCGTAGTTGCTGAGAATGCTTTGACATCTGAGGGTAGATCAAAGGTAGCAAGTCAGTACTCACTACTATCATCTATCGAAGGTGCTGATGCTAGGGAGTGGGTTGTAGGTACGAGGTATCACAGTAAAGATTTATACAACGACTTGATGGAAATGAAAGAAGTTCTCTACGATGATGAAGGAGAACAAACAGGTGAAGATAACATATACGAAATCTTAGAGAAACCTGTAGAAGATCAAGGTGACGGTACTGGACAGTTCTTGTGGCCTAAACAACAACGTAAAGACGGTAAGTGGTTTGGCTTCGACATTGCTACGTTAGCTAAGAAACGTGGTAAGTATTTAGACAAAGGACAGTTCAAAGCACAGTACTACAATGATCCAAGTGATCCTGATAACGTACCAGTAACTAGAGATAAGATACAATACTTCGACAGGAAACATCTACACTTAGATAACGGTCACTGGCACTACAAAGATAGTAAACTAAATCTATTCGGAGCTATCGACTTCGCATTTAGTTTAAGATCAAAGGCTGACTACACTGCACTCGTTCTTATAGGTGTTGACTCAGAGAACAACGTGTACGTCTTAGACATTGACAGGTTCAGGACTGATCGTATATCTGAGTACTTCGATCATATCTTTGAGTTACATAACAAGTGGTCCTTCAGAAAGCTAAGAGCAGAAGTTACTGTAGCTCAGATGGCAATCGTTAAACAACTAAAAGAATTAATTAAACAACACGGTCTAGCACTAAGCATTGATGAGTTCAGACCTAACAAACAACAAGGTAATAAACAAGAGCGTATTGCTTCGGTTCTAGAACCTAGATACGATAATCTTCAAATGTGGCATTATCGTGGTGGTAACACTCAGTACTTGGAAGACGAACTGTCTACACGTAACCCCCCACATGATGACGTAATTGACGCTCTAGCATCTGCAGTTGATATGGCTGTACGTCCAACACGTAACCTTAACAGGAAACGAGAGAATAACATTGTCTGGGCGAATAGCCGTTTCAGAGCAGGGAGTAGGTAATGAAAACTATTGATATTGAAAATCTTATCGATCCAGATAACCTTGCCGTAGAGATCGCAGATAAGTGGAGACTATGGCATCAGTTACGTCACCATTGGGTTGAAGGTACTAAAGAGTTACGTAACTACCTCTACGCTACCGATACAACTACAACAGCTAACGCAATCCTTCCTTGGTCTAATACAACGACTACACCAAAGATAACACAGATTGCAGATAACCTTCACGCTAACTACTTTGCTACTATGTTTCCACAACAGAAGTGGATGAAGTGGGAAGCAGATACTCGTGACTCAGCACGTAAAGAAAAACGTGAAGTTATTCAAGCTTACATGGATAACAAGGTAAGTCAGTCTAACTTTGTTACAACAGTGTCTGATATTATACAGGATTGGATTCTGTATGGTAACTGTTTCGGAATGGTAGAATGGCAAGAAGGTTTTACAACCAAAGAGTCTGGAGAGTTTATACCTTCTTATGTAGGACCAAAGCTAAAAAGAATATCTCCTTACGATATTTGTTTTAATCCTACGGCTGCATCGTTTGATGATTCACCAAAGATAATCAAAAGCATTAAGTCTTTAGGTGAGATCAAGCGTATGATAGATGCTGATCCAAACAATGATTATTTGAACGGTGTGTTCGAAAAGATGATGTCTGCTCGTAAAAATGTACGAGGAACAGACGGTCACTTCGAGAAAGCTGAAGGTTTTATTGCTGATGGTTTCACAAGCATAGAGCAGTACTACGAATCAGACTACGTAGAGATTATGACATTCTACGGTGACATCTATGATCAAGAGTCTGGTGAATTAATGTCAGACCGTGTGATTACTATCGTAGATCGTGCTCACGTACTGGACAATCAAGAGAATCCATCATGGATGGGCAAGGCTCCTATCTTCCATAGTGGATGGCGTAACCGTCCAGACAACCTATACGCAATGGGTCCACTAGATAATCTTGTAGGAATGCAGTACAGGATTGATCACCTAGAGAATCTCAAGGCAGATGTCTTTGATCAGATCGCATACCCGATACTAAAAGTAAAAGGTGATGTAGAGGACTTCGACTTTGAGCCTGGAGCTAGAATCTACATGGGTGAAGAAGGTGACGTAGGGTACATGGCTCCTGATGCTACTGCACTAAACGCTGACCTTCAGATACAAATCTTAGAGAATAAGATGGAAGAAATGGCAGGTGCTCCTAGACAAGCTATGGGTATCCGTACTCCAGGAGAGAAGACTGCCTTCGAAGTACAGACACTACAGAACTCAGCGTCACGTATCTTTGAACACAAGGCTGCACACTTCGAGCGTACATTCATAGAACCTATGTTGAATGCAATGCTTGAGGTAGCTAGACGTTACATGAATCGTGCTGACATAGTAAGAGTATCTGATGAAGATTCAGGTGTTCTACAGTTCTTAGAAATTACTAGAGAAGATATTACAGCAAGTGGTAAGATAGTTCCTGTAGGAGCAAGACACTTTGCTGAACGTGCTCGTAGAGTACAGAACCTGATTCAGTTGTCTGCAGTAAAAGCACAAGACCCGACTGTAGCACCACACCTATCAGGTAAAGAACTAGCTCGTATCATTGCATACGAATTAGGTGAGCCAACACTATACGGTGAGAACATAACCGTAACTGAGCAACTAGAAACTCAGAAGATGGCTCAAGAAGCAGAGATGCTTAACGAAGAAGAACTAATGGCTGCACAAGAAATGGGGATTTGATATGCCAGGAAAAGGTCAACCGTATAAAAAGAAGGCTCCTAAAGCACCTATGCCTAAGAAGAAGCCTATGCCAAAGAAAAAGAAGGTAATGAAATAAATGCACTCAGCTTGGACCAAAGGTCTAAAGGGTGAGGATAAGAACAAACGCATCGAAGAGATTATGTACTACAAGAATGCCTTCGATGATTTACAAGATGTCATTGAGCAGACACTATTCAAGAAAGATTCTGTTCGTGATTATGGCCCTGGATGGGCTGAAAAACAGATTGCCGTTAATGAGTACAATGCTGCTCTTGAGGACATTCTGAAACTAATAGACCTCAACCGTAAGGATCGATTACAATAATGTCAATATTTGATGAAGCAAAGTCTGGAGATGCCCAACCACAGGAAGCTCAGACTACACCAGAGCAGACGCAACAAGAGGAACAACCAAAAGAATCTTACTTGCAAAAGCTCGTAGAGACAAGGGGTGATAACTGGAAAGACCCTGAAGTTCTTGCTAAAGGTAAACTTGAAGCTGATGAGCATATCAAGAACCTTGAGACTCAACTCACACAAATGCGAGAAGACCTCAGTAAGCAAGACTATGCAGCCCAGTTGTTGCAACAACTAGAGGATAAGGCTTCGGCTCCCACCAACGAAAACCCTCTAGCGTCCAATAACAATAATAACGGTGGCACTAATACTGAAGGTAACACCAACCTTGCAGTGAGTGAGGATGATCTAAAAAGCCTTGTTGAAAAAACTCTAACAGAACGTGAGACTCAAGCTACTGTTCAACAGAATATTGCTACTGTTGATGCTACGTTGCAAGAGACATATGGTACTGAGGCACGTAACGTACTAGTCAGTAAGTCGCAAGAACTTGGGATTAGTGTGGAGCGTATGCAAGATTTAGCAGCCGAATCACCATCAGCGTTCTTTGCTTTGATTGGCGAGAAACAACAGACATTCAAACCCATTACTCAGGGGTCTGTTCGCACAGAGGCTGTTGGAGTTAAAGCTAACGCAGAACGTGATTTTAAATATTATCAAACTATGCGTAGAGAAAACCGTAGCTTATACTACACACCAAAGATACAACAACAGATGATGGAAGATCGTCAACGTCTAGGTGATAAGTTCGGTGTTTAATCAACATAACTTTAATAAAGGAGATGCAGTATGTCTATGACAACTGGTAACGTGTCTCTCTTAACTCGCTCAGAGGTATGGTCTGGTGAGCTAAAAGAGATTCTGCGTGACGAGATGATGGCACAGCGTTATGTCCGTATGCTAGAAGGTTTTCCTGATGGCGATACGTTCAAGATACCATCAATCGGTCAGGCACAAGTGGACAACTATGCTGAAGACACAGCGGTTCAGTATCGTCCATTGGATACAGGTCAATTCACATTCAGTGTTGACAAGTATCTATCATCAGCTACTTATATCACTAAGAAAGCTAAACAAGACATGTTCTACATGAACGAAATGGTTTCTCGTTTTGTTCCAGAACAAGAACGTGCTATTATGGCACACTTCGAAACAACGACTATGGCTGCTCCCGAAGCAGGTGTATCAGCAAACTCCAACGAGACAATCGATGGTGTAGAGCACAGATACGCTGCAGGAGGAACTGGTGCGGTTATCACACTTGAGGACTTCGCTCGTGCTCGACACGCTCTGAAGAAATCAAATGTACCTGATCGTAACCTAGTTGCTATCGTTGATCCATCAGTAGAGTACACATTGAATACTCTAACAAACCTAACAAACGTGTCAAACAACCCACGTTTCGAAGGTATTGTACGTGATGGTATTGCGACAGGTATGCAATTTGTTGCAAACGTGTATGGTTTTGACGTGTACTGCTCGAACTATCTAGCTGACGTTACTGACAGTGCGTTGCCTACATCAGCCGATGCTAATGTGGACTTCTCATCTGTTAATGGTAAGGCTAACTTGTTCTTCTCTGCAGACCCAAGTGCTTCCCCATTAGTGGGTGCATGGCGGCAAATGCCAGAAGTGGACTACGATTACAACAAAGACTTCCAACGTGATGAGTTTGTAACTACTGCTCGTTACGGTGTCAAGTTGTACCGTCCAGAGAACATGGTTCGCGTTGTATCTAAAACTAACGTCTAATTAAGATAAGGAGAAAGATACATGTCTTACAATAACTCAGATGGCCTACGTGTCATCACAGGTCTTGACCAAGGTGCTGCAATTGATGCAGGTACTACAGCCAAGTCTGAAGTAAAAACTCTTGTAATTGATATTGCAGATGCTACAGAACTAGGTTCTTCAGCGGCAACACCTGCAGCGAATGATCCATTCATTCCTGCTAACTCTTACATCACAGGTGCTCACCTAATGGTGACTACTGCTTTTACTTCAGGTGGTTCTGCAACCTTGGGAATCGGTGCGTATAACTCTGCAGGTTCTGCTATTGATGCTGATGGTATCGATGCAACCATTGCACTTTCAGCCATTAACGCTACAACTAAGGCAGTCGCTTGTGACGGTGCTCTAGTAGGTGGT